AACTTGTTTTCATTTGGTTTAAATTTTGAGGTTTGATATAATTTTTTGTAATCCTTTTGCAATTGCTTGCTCAAATGGTCTTGCCATTGGTTGAATGTTAGTTCTTTCATGTCGTTAAATATACTATTAAATAAAATATCCACACTGCAATTATTCCCACGATGCCTACCATAGTGAGAAATTCTGCCGTTTCGTTAGAGTTGTTCGATTTGCCCTGATTTTTCATCTTGCATTTGTTTAGCTATTAGTTGAACTTCTCTCATTACTTCGGGATACTTTACATATCCACTTTCTCTATTTCTTGTGTTCCAGTACACTACTTGCTGAACATTTAAAACGTTCCACTCTCTTGCTGAGAAAGGCAAGATACCTTTCTTGTTTAAGCTATCGGCAACTGCCTGATGGATATTACTCTTTTTTATCTTAATCATAGTATTGTTTTTTTAATTGATGTGGTACTTGATTTAGCTGGAGGAAAGAACTCAAACGATTCGCCCGTTTCTTCATCCACCGTAATAGTCTTATTCTTAATCCCTTTACAAAACTTCTCAACTTCTTTTTGCTTTTCTTTTAACTCATCGATTTGGTCTTGTAAATCTACCCATTGCTTAGTTGCACTAAAGTCGTATTTCGTACCTACTTCAGCCACTTGCATCTCGACACTATGAACTTCAAATCGACCTTTGTCGTATTTAAGTAGTTCATCAACTGCTTGCTCCTTTAATGTCTTCTCCAATTCTGAGAATAGAAGCTGGTACTTCGATGCGATTGCAAGCAAAGACTTTATGTCCTTGCCACCTTCTTTTACTCCTTCGTTAATCAAATGTACTAAATGATTAATCTGAGCCTTGCTCATATCTTGGATAGGATTATGACCGAATAAACCTATCTCAAATTGTTGTGGATTAAATTGTATCTCTTCCATTGTTAAAAAGGTAAATCGTTTTCGACTAATGTAGCACTTGGAATATCAAAAACGGGCGCTGGCTTTGAAGCTTGAGCGCTGAATCCTTCCGTTCCTTTGATTTTAAAGTTGCCTAATATAGGCGCATTACTTTCGGGAGTCTTAACTCCATCTTGCGTGATGAAACCAAAGTTTCCGTATTGGTCGGCATCCTCTTTTAAGAATCCGCTGATGTTAAGGTAAGTACCTTTCTTACCCTTGTACAATTTAGACTTGTCTAACAAATCTACGTTAATTGAAATGCTTACTAATTTGTTCATGCGATTGGTTGTTTAATAGTGAAACTTAATTTTTTAGTTGAAAATAGACTGATAATATCTTTATTGCCATTTATTGATTGTTGGGAGTTAGCATAATAGCTATTTAACTCTTCTAAAGATTTACATTTGTCAATTTCTTGTTTCCACATTTGTAAACTTTTAGCCTCCTCCTTACCGTGAGTATTTGTAGCATCAGAATCCTTTGTGTCATCCAATGCAAATAATCCGTTGAGTGCGTACTTCCTGGCATAAGAACTGCTCGCTCCAGTGACCTGGCTTCCATCCATTCCTTTCTTGCTTTCTTCTTCTCTTGCATATCCATCCGTTGTATACGTTTCCTTGCCGTTTGTGAGAGTCGTAGTAGCTTTGATGTAATATCTATCGCCTACGTTAATTATCGTGTCGCTGATGGTAATAGAATAACCCATCGGGTTAACTACTTGCTTGACTGCTTCAAGGATATCTTCAGCACTTCGGTAGTTGTATTTACCAAATGAATTGAATTGACCTTTAGGTGCTTTGACCTTTGCTTGAATTTCTGCTAATTTGTTTTCCATTTTAGTCTAAGATTAATTGTTGAAATTTTGATTTGTAAACTCGTTCTTCTCTGCAAACTGCTGCCCAAAAGTCTTCGAGTTCATCGAAATACCAGGTGCAAGAATAAAACCCAGCTTCATCTTTGAATTTTGCTTTATACTTTTTCATAGTCCTGAGATTATAGGTAAGATGTGCCAAAATAAAAGATACCCAAATATTGCGATTGCAATGCTACCAAGTAAACCTTCGCGGTCAGTTTGGTAAAAGTCTTTGATGTACTCAATGATTTTTTTCATTTGTTATTGTAGGTTTAAGATTCGTTTTTTTCTGTAAATATTCCAAAATTATATGCTAACCTAAAAAGTTCATCTTCGGTTTTATACCAAATAGTTATCATGTCTTGTTTGTCAGTAGACATTAAGCTATCCCACCTAATATTTTCACTATCTAAATAAGAGGCTAAGGAATAAATGTAATTAATTGTAATTTTTTTCATTTTGATAAGGTTTAAGAAGTAGCAACGTTGCTATCTTGTGCCAAATATAAATATAATTATTAAATAAAAAAACTTTATATAATTTTATTTTAATAATATCTCAATTATTTATTTAACGGTCGTATAAAACAAAAATCCCCACCGATATGACCGATAGGGATTCTATTTACTTAAACCTATTTAACTATGAAAACACAAACCTACAAAATTTTTCCCTCTTTAATCTGAATATTTTTCACTTTTGATTTGCCATTCTCAATTTCAACTATTGCAAAGCCGTGATTGTGCATAGAGAATGGCATATACTTTGGACTTAGAAGAGTCAAACACCCAGTACTATAAGTATTTATAAACTCTTTAAAACCAGTCTTTTTCTGAGTTGCTGAAGTTCTATGAACGTGACCGATTAACGTATTGCAAATAGTCTTGTTAAATAGATTCTGACTTGGATTGACTCCGCCACCACCATACAACTCATGACCATGAAGAACTAACAAATCGCCCATCTCCATTCCTTGCCAATCTTCAATCATTGTAATCCCTAACTTATCTAACCTAAAAAATATATCAAATTGTAAGTCGTGTAACTGCGCAAATTCCTCAGCCTCATTATTTAACATTCTTGCAAATCTATTTTCGTGGTTGCCAAGTTTATAATAAATTGGAATCGTTCTAAATATATCCCTTAGCTTTTGTAAAAAATCTCGATTCATATCTACCTCAAGACTTAGATTGCGGGCGTCTTTCGAGGTTTCGTGTCTACTGATGGAAAAAAAATCCTGGACGTCCCCATTCAGGTAGAGGCAATCGATGTTTTCTTCCTTTAAATGCCTTATTGCGCAAGTCAAAGCAGTAAGGTCATGATAAGGGAAGTGAATGTCGGAAAGTATTCCAATCTTTTTTAAATGTGGAGGCAGTTTGGCCGATACATATTCCTTACCAATGCTTTCTTCGATTCCAAAATTATCAAGTGTTTCAAGATTATAGTTTGCGACTACTGGCGGAATGATTTTATTTATTTCTTGTAACGACCTATCCTTTGAAGTTATATTTTTTTTAATCATAAACTTTCTTAAAGAGTCAGCATTTTGATAGCCATACATTTCAAAAAATTGTTTATGGAAATCGGTTTTACTCAGATTTGTAGCATAGAAATGCTCTCTAATCTTTAATATTTTATCTTCCGTTTTCATATTCTTGCATTAAAACATCGACTAAAAATTCGATATTGTTTAGCACTTTCATTCTTAAAACGTATGCAGCATCATCAACGTGTTCGATGTTCTCCATTACATCCATCATTGTGTCAAGTAAATCCTTAGCCCTTGATTTTGGCTTGTCCATCGGTTCGATGTCAATTTTATACATGAAATATTTTTAGATATAAGTAACCAAAGATTATAAGTCCTTGAAAAATAATGGTTAAGATACACCAGGTCGGGATGATATTGGTTATTTTTTCTTTATTAGTTGATAAACTATCCGTATGCAAACTTGAAACGTACATATTTTTATACACGTTTTCGATTGAATCGATGTTTACCGTTGCTTGAATATTGCCCTTGTAAGACCTGATAATTATCTTGCCTTGTGGAACGGTTATCTTAGAGTAAAAAGTGTTTAAGATGCCCGTAGAATCGCAAGGATTCTCAATGATTAGCGTATCATATACCGCATTAAATTTTGTAATTACTTTGTAATCACGAATCGTATCAATACGAATCTTTTCTTTTTCAATTATAATCGACTTTTGTGGCCGACACGAAATAAAAAAGTTTGCAATTAGCAAACTGAGAATTAATTTTTTCATGAAAAGTAAAGTTCTGATTCAGCGTTTCTTCTAAGTGTCAATCCATTTAGGACTTTGCCTCCGCTCTTATTCCATTTTAAAAATTCTAATTTAATTGACTCATCATTTGGGTCGGCATTTACTTTTTTAAGTAAGGTGCTTTTCTTTAAAGACCCAGCGCCCAAGTTATAGCAAAATGATACCAGTGCATCGAATTGGTTCTGATTAATGTCATCACGGCAAAACGAGTCAACGCTCCGTTCATAATGTTTAATTACATTTAAAAAAATATCGGTTGCTCTTGCTTCACTAATAGGTGCATCGGTCATTCTAACCTTTGTCCCGTCTTCGTAATAAGTGCAACCGATTGAAATCGTTGGAATACCAGCTGGACATAAATAAGGCTTGAGTTTAACTCCCTCAAACTTCTTTATTAGGCTTAGTCCTTTTTGGCTTATTTGGTTGATCTTCATCTAATTTTGCTCTTAATTCAATGTTTTCACTTCTTAAATTATGAATCTCGGTTGTCAAAGTTTCAACTTTCTCTTTCAAATCGGCAACTTCGGCCTTTAAATCAGTTGCCATTTCTCGCCAAATTTTAATTGCTTCTTGAACGTTTGTAATTTCAGAAGATTCAACTTCTATTTTTTCTTTCTTTCGACCAAATAGCCAGGTAATTAATGAACCGAACAAACCCGTTGCGCCTGGTATTATTACCTCTTCCCAATCATTCATTATTCGCCTTCAGTTTCAGGTGCAACTTCTTCTTGGATTGGAGTAATTACTCTCTCTTTTAAACCTAATGTTTCAAGCGCCCATTTAACGATAAAAGAATCATCTACTCCCCATTGCGAAACGATTGGCTCAGGGATAATAAGATTGCCTTCTTCAATCATCGGATTAAATTGGCTCATTAGTTTAAAATACAAAGTTTGCTCAATGCCTTCAAGAGAATAATTAACAACACGAATTTCAACTCGGTCTGCTATTTCTCTAAGTCCTTTAATTGGCTCAATGAATATTATCATATTAGTCTTTTATAAATATCTCTAATAACTGCGCTTTGGCTAACACGGTAAAAGACTCTGAATCTTTTACAAAACCTTTTAAAGTTTCTTGGTCTGACTTGTCTAAATCCAAGACCTCGCCTTTAAATAATTTCTTTGCCCAATCCCAAAATTTAAGTGCATCTCCTTTGGATGCGGAGGCTAATGAGCCAGCTAACATTTTACCAGCATTACCACCCTCAAATACTTGGTCATCAAGACCAATAAAGTCAAAGTTAAAATCTAATTTCATTTGGTTGTTTGTTTAGTTTACAATCATAAATAGCTATTATACAAAATTTTACCAAAATGAATAAGTGCCATTTGAATTAACAACTATTTCAAATGTTGTATTTCTATATTTAGGTTCATTATTTGCTCGATTAATTGTAATGCCATCATAGGGATTATAATCTCCGCTTTTTGATACTATTAAATTTCCTTGATAATAAATTCTATAATAAATTCTTATGCCAAAATTGGTAGCATCTTGATAAGGGTAAGAAGTATTTAATGCACCATTTGTTGTATCTCTTGGCGGATTGACTACATAAATTTCTTGAGTTGCAAAGAATTGTTGATTAATAAATCCGATTGAATACTGCTGGCTATAATTAGCCTGGTTATTTACTGAGAATGAATATGTCAATCCATTAACATCATTAGGAATACGATTATTAGTCGTTTGAAATATTGGTAAAAACGTATAATTATTAGACCATATTGTCGTTATGTTTCCTGATTCAATTAAGTTATTATTTACATAATTTTTATTTAACGTAACTCGCTTTCTTGGTACGGTAATGTTAAGTGCATCAATAATTAAATTATCTTCAGGTCTTAAATTTTCATCTTGGCTTACCGTTGACATACGATAATAAGTAATTGGTAAACTAAAGAATATATAAAATCCATATTGCCCAACGGGAACGGTCACATTATCCTTTTGAGTAAAGACCACAATATTAAATGCCGACCCTTGAGAAAATGTAAAGTAATCAGTATTATAATTTACTTGTACATCATCAACAACTCTAAAAGGAACTGGCAATTCAAACTCAATTCTTACTTTAGAATCATTTGTACTTGGAAAATTATTAATAGTTAAAACAGTGCCATTATAAATTGAATCTGTTGGCGCTGCATTATTATTTAAATTAGTTCCGTTATAATAAGTTTGATTATCAATTACTCTTGTAAATGAAAAACTTGGATTGGCAAACACAAAAGTTGAAACCGTATTACTTGTAGCATTATTATTTAAAATACTGCCACCAAAAGCCGAAGCAAAGTTTGTATAATTGCCTACCGTAATTCCCCTAACTAAAAATTTAAAGGAAGCAAAGTACCCAGCTGGCAAGGATGCGTTAGTTGTAAAAGTTACCGACCTACCATATATATTTAAATCAAAAATATCAGGCTTAGTAATTAAACTCACATATTCAAAGCCACTTGCTAAGTCATCAAACATTGTAATTTGACCCGAAGTCGCAGCGCCTAAAGTTCGCATTACAATTTCAATCTCTCCCGAAGTATTTATATTAAAAGAGCCAGGCATTGTCTTCGATAATGTCATTTGTGGGTATCCATACTGACAAGTTCCCGAACTATTTGCCACCGCTTGTCCATTCTCATCAAGCCATTGATTGCATAAAGCAGTTGCGTTATTGTTTGCATTTGTATCCGCATCAGGTTGACTTATTGTACTTGTGTAAGTAGCCGTAAAGAAAGGAGAATAAACCTCTTGAAATGAGCCTATCCCGTAAGCATCACAATTATTCTTTTGGATTGTACGAACTAATCTTTTAGTTACCGAACTTGTAAACGTTGGAACTCCACCGACTCCCGTATTAACAATATTTGAAGTCTTAGTTATTGTTTCGCCTCCACCTTCAACACTTGCAAAATTTGAGTAAGTTCCTTGAGTATTGGTAGTAACGTAAATCGTTATTACTGCCCCAAATCCTACGGGTAAAGTAGATGAAAAGTTTGCCGTTACTTGTTGCCCTGATATGCTAAATCCCCAAGCGGCAGTATCACTTTCATATCTTACAAAAGATAATCCATTTGGAATGTAATCCCGAACTATTATGTCTCCTGAGGAATTGACTTGACCATTGTTTGCAATCGTTAATCGATAAGCAAATTCAACTCCTGAGTTTACACTTGTAGGCGCAGTCTTTGAAATAGTTATGTAAGGCGCTGGTACATTACACCTTTGGCAGTAAAGATACCATTCAGTTGGGAATACCGTTGGAAGATTGCCGTCAGGTCTTGGAGTATAATATTGATTTAATGGAATAGTTTGACCGCTTGAGTTTTGGAGTTGTCCAAGTTCAGCAACGGAAATAGATATAGTAGGATTAACCAACGATTCGCCAGTAATCTCATTATAGACCTGAGTAAAGGTCATCTCTCCATCTGCTTGTAATGGCATTACTTAGAAGCTAAAATATCCCTTAATTCTTCTAATTCTTTCTTTTGTTCTTTTACTGCCTCAATTAATACGGGAATAATTTGATTGTAAGAAACTCCTTTAATTCCATCGTTACCAGTACTAACGGCATACGGAAGTATTTTTTCAACCTCTTGCGCAATTACTCCATATTGGTGCGAATCATCTTCTTTCCATTGATAAGCATAACCGTTTAATTGCATTAATTTATCAGTTGGATTATCAATAATTGTAAGGTTTTTCTTGAGAGTTAAATCAGAATTTGCAGTAATGTTTCCCGTAGCGTAAATAGTACCAGCAACATAAAGTTTATAACCATTATCAGTAGTATTATTTATTCCTACATTACCTGACCCAAATAAATATAAACTCGTAACGGTATTAGCGGTATAAAATCCTAACTCATTAGTAGAAGATATATATGGATTCCCACTTGTTGTGCTTAATTTAATCCATCCATCGGTTGAATTACCTTTTACTTCCAATTTTGCGCCTGGAGTAGAAGTATTAATTCCAACTTTTCCATCAGAAGAAATACGCATACGTTCTGTAGTATTACTTGCAAAAGCTAAGTAACTATTTATTGCGTGATTTTCTAAGCCTGCTTCAATAAAAGCAGAATTTACTGATGTGCTACTTGCATTTATGGTTTGGAAAAATAATCTACCTGCACTTGTATTAGAAACATTTGTACATCTTATTGTTAATATATTTACGGCATTTTGTGCAACAATTAAATTACTACCAACCGCAACATCCGTTGTACCAATTGCTACGTTGCCCGTACTAAATAAAGACATAACAGTTGTATCTGGTGTATTTGTGCCACCATTAGTTAGTCTAATATCAAGTTGAGTATTTGAATTTAATGCTGCTGCATAAGTACCTATATTAAAGTCAACTGCTTGATTATATTTTGCACCGCTTGTTCCTGCTCTAACTAAACGTAAAACCGCCTCAGTACCTACTGTTGCTCCACCTGCTTGTGTAGGGGAAATAATATTTACAATAGTATTAGCTACACTTCCTGCTGCTACACCACCAAGAGAAAAATCTCCAAATGTTGACCCTCCTTGTACGGCTAATTTTGTAGAACCATGATTTGTTGTTGTTCCGATTAAAGTATTTCCTGCTAAATAATTATTAGCAGTACCACCCATATAAAGATTCCACCTTCCAGTACCAGTTGCTATATCTCCAAAGAAACCATAAGTATTTGTAGCATTAGCATTTGACAAGCTACTAAAAGCCAAATATCCATAATGGTTTGTTATTGCGGAACCTGCCCCTAATGTTCCAAATCCAGCTCCAAAATGATATAAAGTTGTTAATGTAAAAGAAGATGCTGGTGTAGATATATTACTTCTAAAGGATGCTACATTTGATACGTTGGTACTTTGTAAAGTATATTGACTTAAAAATTGGTCTACATTATTATTTGATGAAGAATATGCACCATAGAAACCTACTGCTGAAGATATAGTGCCACCATTCCCCATATATGTGCCAACAGTAAATTGTGTTTGCACCCTCGCAGTACCGTTGACATCTAATTTAAATCCTGAGTCGGTGGTTGTTCCGATTAAAGTATTTCCCGATATTGTTAATCCATTCGCAGGAGCAGCAGTACTTGCACTATAACCTATGGCTGCATTTCCATTTACTTGTATTTGACTACCAATTGTAAGTGTATTGATTCCCGTATTTCCCGATGAATTAACTATCAATTTAGCACCCGTATAATTATTAGGGTCACCTGACATACTACCACCTATACCAACTGTACCATCAATATTCATTTTAAATGGAACTAAACCAAAGCCTGTACCATTATTTACAACTGAACCAGCAGTGCTTGAATTTCCAAATCTAAATTGGCCTTCTCCTGTAAAAAATAAAAATTGCCCTGTATATCCTACCGCCCTTCTTACAAAATTTGAACCATTCCAATAAATATTATCCCCAAACCAACAATTATTTACTGCATAGCCTTGTATTTCTAATGAACCCGTTTTAATAGATGAATTTGTAGTTGAACTTAAAACTTCTAATTTAACCAATGGATTTGTTAAACCAATCCCAACATTTGTGCCATCATCATAAATTAAACTATTACCTATTGCACTTGAAGAAATCCATTTTGCATGATAATTAGTAGTTCCAGTACCCGTTACTGGATTAGTTAAAACTGCTTGATATTGAGGAACATTTAAAACTCCCGTTGTAGAATTATAAGTACTTGCTCCCGAAGTTCCCGTTGTTGTAAGGCTTATCGATGCTCTTGCTAACGCATCAGTGTACTGAGTAATAGATGAACTTATAACTCCCGTAGAACTATTGTATGAAACGCTTCCGCTTCCACTAAATAATGCTCTTACACTTGCATCAGTATAAACCGTACCTGAGTAACTAATCGCACCCGTAGTATTATTATAAGTAATCCCCGTGCCTCCACTTAATGAAGTCAAAGAAATACCACCTAATCCAGCAAGAGTGTAATTAGGTACGTTTATTACTCCCGTTGTATTATTGTAGGTAGATGCGCCACTCGTTCCCGTAGTTGTCATTGAAATTAATGCCCTAACCGAAGCATCCGTATAAACCGTGCCACTATAAGAAATTGCACCCGTAGAACTATTGTAAGTTATTCCCGTGCCTCCGCTAAACAAAGCACGAATCGAAGCATCGGTATAAACCGTCCCCGAATACGAAATAACCCCCGTCGCTGAATTATAAGAAATGCCCGAAGTTCCCGATAAGAAAGTTGCACTAATTCCACCAAGACCAGCAAGCGTGTAAGTAGGCACATTTAAGACACCCGTTCCACTTGAGTAAGTAGATGCGCCTGAGTTACCCGTTACCGTTAAGCTAATAGCACCTCTCGCCCTTGCATCCGTAAAGTACTTATTTGTTGGAGTTGCAAGTTCTTGAATGTCATCCGTATCTAAGACAACCGTTCCAACTAATCCGTTAACCGAAATTACTGCTCCACCAATTGCAGCTTGTAACTCAGCAATAGTCTTCTTAAATAGTTGCCCCGTAGTTGCATCGCCAATACCAAAAATATCGGTGCTTAAAATTGCAGTCTTACTGACTAATTGATTTATTTTCTTATTTGCCATTTCTTAACTTGGATATGTAAAGTCGGTTGGTATTTGACACCTATTTGAAAGCATCGGATAAATGATTGATATATCAGCCTTAACTCCAGCCAAATAATCCT